ACCTCGTCGCGCTCGGCGCGTAGCCGTTCGAGTTCATCGGCGGCGGCGCGAAGCACCTCGTCGCGCTCGGCGCGTAGCCGTTCGAGTTCATCGGCGGCGGCGCGAAGCACCTCGGGGTTCACGCTGTGGCCGCGGCGGCGCGTGTCGGCGTGTTGCCGCAGGATCGCGCCGTGGTCGATGTCAGGCATCTGCGTCCTCCCACATAGCACGGTGAATCCGGCACCACGTTTCCGGTGCCTCGTCTTTCCTGCACTCGCACTCAATGTGTGGGTTCTCACGGTCGAAGTCTTCCCTCGTCCGGTGCTCGTCCCCAGGATCGCCTTCCTCGTTCGTCACGACTCGGCCTCCTTGCACGACTTGGACGCGACCTCCATCGTCTTGCAGAGCGAGCTGAGGACGTCGACGGGCACGTTGAGGCTGAACAGGATGGACTCATCGCCGGCGATCTTCTTGTCGAGATCGACGAAGTACAGGCAGGCTTGGTCGTCACCGAGGTTCATCTCGGCCCGGACTCCCATGCGGATGTCGAGGAGCCGCTTGTCCTCGATTGCGAAACTGACCTCGTATGGAGACAGATTGAACGTGACCCAGCTCTCCTTCACTTTCCACCCTTCTTCCCGCCCCGCTTCGGGGCCTTGATCTCACGCGACTTCCCGGGCGCGTTGATGCCGTTAGACAGACGCGACTGCTGCTTGCGCTTCGCCATGCTGCTTCTCCCGTGGCTTCCACCACTTGATCTTGCCAGACTTCCTCGCGTAGTCCCCCTTCCGGAGGATGTACGCCATCCGTGCCTGCGTCAGGGCGACGGACTCGTTGAGCCCCGCCTTGACGTAGGTCTCCACGACGGCGGACCACCCGCCGTCAACGATCTTCTCCGCCCGTGCCGGGCCGATGCCTGGGCATCCGGGGTACCCGTCCACGCGGTCGCCCGTGAGCGTCTGGATCAGGTGGTTCCTGTCCGCCTCCGCCTCGCTCACCTCGACCACGCCGGCGTCAGGGTTGTTCGGGTTGAACCACTTCCCCGGGATCGTCTTCATGTCCTTGTCCGCGGACACGATCACGACGTCCTTCCTGGGGTCCGTCGCCATGATGCCCATGACGTCGTCCGCCTCGAGGAACTTCCACCGGACGCAGGGCCAGCACTCCATGATGTACTCGCGGAGCGCGGAGAACACCACGGGCTTGCGCTGGTCCTTCCGGTTCGCCTTGTACTCCGGGTACAGGAGCTTCCGGAAGTTCGCCTGGTCGCTGAAGCAGACCGTGTAAGACGAACCGTTGAGGCGCTCGACGAACTCCACGATGTCGATGTCCACGCGGCTCTTGGCCTCGGACAGGTCGGCATGGAGCGTCCAGAAGTCGTCCCCCCAATGGATCGGCTTCTCGACCGCGGCGGCGGCGGTGTAGCAGAGGATGTCGCCGTCGATGACGATGTGGGTCTTCATTCCCCGCCGACCTCCTTCGACCCGGTGACGATCTCCTTGACGCGGTCGCGGAGGAGTTCGCTCAGGCCGACCACCTCAAGCGAGTTGCCCTTGAACTCGGTCATCAGGGCGTAGGAGCTCTTGCTCCGGTCCTGGTAGCCGATGAACAGGAAGGCATCGACGCGCTTGGAGACCTCGTCGAGGAGTTCCGTGGTCGTGTGCATGGACAGGTCAGTCATCTCGAACCCTTTCCGTAATCGACCCGCTTGAGTGCCTTCAGGCGGGATACAAGTTGCTTGCGCTGCTGCGAACCCTTGGGCCACACCCGGATCTGCGCCATCAGGTCCGCCTGGATCCGCTTCTCCACCAGGTACGGGGAGACCATCTGCGCCACCTCAATGGCTCGGTCGCCCCACACCCGCCACTCCCATGCCGACCGCGAACGGTCTCTGCGGGACTTGGGGCTGATGCTCCCTCCCCATTCCCGGCGGAGTGCCAGGAGGACATACGGGAACGTGTTGCTGACGCTGATCGCCGGCGTCGTCCCATGCCAGACCGTGAAGCATCCTTCGCCATCGAGATAGCCAGCCAGATAAGCAATCCAGAGGCTCCTCTCAATGAGTCTCGGCCCATGAAGACCCGGAACGGAACTCTCCGTCGAGGGGGCAGCGGAACCCGAGGGCGGATCCTGCGGCGACGATTGAGGCGACCGCACCGTGTCCAACACGCTCTGCCAGCTCAGGCCGACACTCGATCTGGAATTCGTCATGGATCCACCCGATGACCGCGTAGTCCTTGCCCCACGACAGGCCGTCCAGCGACATCGACCGGACGAGGTCGACGAGGGCGACCTTCATCACCACGGCTCCCGCGGATTGGAGCAGGGTGTTCAAGGCGGAATGCTCGGATCGGATCGGCAGACGCCGTCCGTCCAGCCCGACGAGATGCCCACGCTTCGACGCGGAGGCGACCGCCTCCCGGAGCATCTTGTAGGCGGGGACCTTCTTCTCGAAGGAAGTGCGGAGGCGACGTCCGACCTTGGCATCGCACCCCAACACGGAGCCGAGCTTCTGGTCGCCGGCACCGTAGATCATCGCGTAGATCAGGGTCTTGCTCTGGTTGCGGCTTGCCTCATGCTCCGGGTCGTGCTTGTCGCGCTTCGTCCCGGACGCGGCCAGCCCGAACGCGATGGCGTTCTGCCAATGGATGTCGCCGCTGACCACGGCCTTCCCGTAGGCACCGTCGTCGTATGCGTGGAGGTAGTGCGAAAGGCACCGCAGCTCAAGGCCGGATGCGTCAGCGCCGACGAGGGTGAACCCTTTCCTCGGAAGGAAAAGTGATCGACATTCCTTACCGTAAGGGCTCCGGGATGCAGGCACCTGAGCCATGTTCGGACGGGCATGGGAGGCGCGGCCCGTGATCGTCCCTCCCGGGTTGATCCTGCCGTGGATCTTCCCGCCCGTGGCAAGCTTGATCCACGCCTCCTCCCCCTCCGCGACCTGACCGAGACGCTTCACGACCAACAGGTACTCCGTGAGCAGCTCCGCCTCGGGGTACTTCAGCTCCGAGAGGATCTCTTCGTCGATCCGCGGCTGGCCTGACGGGGTGACTAGGACGGGCTTCCACCCATAGAGCTCGTTGAGTCCCCGGGCGATGTCGAGGCGGCTCCCCGGGTTGAACGGGATCGTCTTGGTCTTGGTCTTGAGGACCTCCTTCTTCGGGGGGAAGACCTTGACGAGACGCTCCTTGAGATCCAGCCGCTTGGTCAGGAGTTGCGCCGTGAGCCGCTCGGCACCGGAGATGTCGAACGTCCAGCCGGCGACCTCGATGTCCCGGCAGATGTGGGCTACCTGGTGCTCGAGGTCCCAGGCGCGGTCCGCGATCCCCTGCTGGACGAGGTGGTGCCAGAGGCGGCGGGTGACCTCCGTGTCCTGTTCGCAGTACTCCTGCATCTCCTCGGTCCACCGCGACCAGTCCGCCTCCTCACCGAACTCGTCCTTGTGGATCCCCAGGCGATACCCCCACGCCTTCAAGGAGTGGCTCCCGATCAGGGCCTTGGGGAACCCCTCGCGCTTGTAGTCGTCGCTGCGGATGTCCGGGTAGGCGAGGCGGGAGAGGACGAGGGTGTCCACCACCCTGGCGTTCGTGCGGAACCCGAGGACCTTCTCGAGAGCCGGGAGGTCGAAGTTGATGACGTTGTGGCCGACGATGACCTCGGCGGATCCGAGGATTCGCAGGGACTCGCCGTGACCGATCTCCTGGTAGGTGGAGGACAGGACGTTTCCGTCGACTGCGTCCCGGACCACGATGGAGTGGATCCGGGTGTAGGAGTCCAGGGCGTCGGTCTCGATGTCGAAGATGACGGGGTTCACATCAACCTCGCCATGTTCTCTGCGATCCACTTTGCGACCGTGACGGTGACGGCGTTGCCCATCTGCTTGTAGCGATGGGAGTCGGCCTGCCCGTCGTTCCAGTCGGGAGGGAAGCCCTGGAGGATGCAGCACTCGGACGGCGTGAGGCGGCGGACGACCGTTCGGGTGGCGACAGCGTTCACATGGGCAACGCTCAGCGTGTGCGCCGGATCACCGTCCGCCCCCACGCCGACTCCCTGTCGATTCATTTGGTCGAGCTTGTCCGGATCACGCCCTGCGTTTCTGGTGTCGATGGGGAACGCAACCCCCTGGGATCCTGTCCGGTCAATGGTGTAGCTTGGCTCGGCGTTCCCACCGACGCCAAGGCCGTTCTGCTTCTTCTCGATCTCGCGGCAGTCTTGGATCGGGTAGGCGACTCCGTGGACATCCGCCCTCGTCAGGGTGTACATCACCCCCTCCTCGGAGGCACCAACACCATGCGGCCCGCCGGCATCCCTGCCAATAAGGTTGCCTTGGATGGCGACAGCCGGCGGCGATGGAATGCCGAGCGCCGAGCCAACCTTCAAAGGAGGACAACACTCAACTTCTTGGTTGACTCCGTGCGTCCCGCCCGTGCTGTAGAAGGCATGAGCTACAGCGACCGTGTTCGCCCTGGTGTCCCCAACGTCAAATCCGTTGAGAGTGTTCGCGTACTCGTCCTGCACCCAAGTCTCCGGGGCAGTCGAAGAGGTAGCCCGCGCAGACTTTCGGAAAGTCTGCGCGATGATCGGGTGGTTCATCTCATGGAAGCCGCTAGTACCGGCTGAGGCACGGATTGGAAGTGCGTCAGCTTCCTGCGGCCCGGTCTTGTTGTTGTTCCACGCAAATGCGGTCTGCTCGAGCACCATCGGGATGTCGCAGCAGTTGTCTGCCTTTGCCGACAGGCAGGGCGCTACGCTGACTTCGCGGCAAGTTCCGGATTGGTCGTGTCTGCTGAAGAACGAATGACCGACTCCAGCGCCTCTTGCAGCATCAGAGGGAGCTTCTTGTTGCGACGGCTTGCGCGTCGGAGGATCCCCGCAGCCGCCTTGCTCGAGAGCCAATACTTCCGGGGCGCGTTCGGCTCGAGTATCGACGACAAGGAAGCAACGACGGCGTCGTTGGGCCACTCCGAAATACTGACTGTCCACGATTCGCCACGCGAGGGAAACAGCGCCCCAGCTTTCGGCCACTTCAGAGAGCACGACGGCGAAATCTCGCCCCTGCTGGCTGCTGAGCATTCCCGGGACATTCTCGACCACGATGAAGGACGGCCTGACGGGCAGTCCCCGGACGATGCGAACAAACTCATGGAACAGTCCGCTCCTCTCGCCGGCGAGTCCCGCCCTCTTCCCGGCAACGCTGAGGTCCTGGCAGGGGAACCCGCCGACGACGACGTCGACGGGCTCGAGTCCCGCGGGATCGACCTTGGTGATGTCCCCGATCTGCTGCGCCCCGGGGAAACGGCGGCGGAGGACACCCTCCGCGTGCTTGTCCCATTCGGACATCCAGACCGTCTCGAACTTCCCGGTCTGCTCAAACCCGAGATCGAACCCACCGACCCCGGCAAACAGGCTTCCTACCTTCCACTTCGGCATCCGTGCGCCTTTCTCGTATTGGAGATTGTTTCGATCTCGTTGCATTGTCCCGGCAGCGGTTGCCCATGCAAGGGTCAGAACGGAACTTCGTCGTCTTCCTTCGCGGAATCAGCCGGGTCGAACATCGGGCACTCGCTCATGCGGCCCGTGTCCTTGTCGTACTCCAGCGCCATGCACGTTCCCGTCTCGCCGGTGTAGCGGCACTTGAGGACGCGAACCCTGGTCTGGTTCCTGTTCTCTCCCTGCTGGTTCCGCTCGAGCGCGATCACCGCATCGGAGAGCTGCGCGATCCCTTGGCTCGACCGGAGGTGGCTCAGGCTGACCTCGCCTCCCTCCTCATGGCTCCGCCCGTCCACGCGCTTGAGGTGGCAGACCATGAACAGGGTGATCTGGGTCTCCTCGACAAGGGTGCGGAGCTTCGTCACCAGGGCGTCGAGCATCCGGCGCTCATCCCCCTGCCCGTCGTTCAGTCCGCTCACGGCGATGGAGATGTGGTCGAGCACCACGGCCTTGCAGCCGAGCCCCTTGCCCATGTAGCGGATCCGGTCGAGGAGGTTCTGCCCTTCCGTGGATCCGAAGTGGTCGTAGAGGTAGACCTTGTTCTGCCCGAACACGCGCTCGAAGGACTCCCGAAGCTCGTCCTTGTTCGCGCCGAGGTGGAGCCGGCGGTTCGCCTCGAGGCTCATCAGGCCGATTGCGGTACGGGCGACCGATTCCTCGAGGGCGATGTATCCGACCGGATACCCGCTCTTGATGAGGTGGTACGCCAACTCTCGGCAGAACTGGCTCTTGCCGACCCCGGTGCCGGCGGTGACCGTGACGAGCTCCCCGGGCCGGATCCCGTGGAGCATCTTGGTCATGGGTTCCCAGGGATACGCAATGCCGGGTGAGGCGTCGAACGACTCGATGCGTTCCCAGATGTCCTGCGCCGCGACGATCCCGTCAGGTCGGTACGCCGGCGCGTTCCACATGGCGTTGACGAGGTCCTTCGCCTTGCCGTTGCGGATGCAGTCGTTCGCGTCCTTCATCGGGAGGTGCGCGATGAAAGCCTTGCCCGGGCTCAGGATCTTGGCGCACTCTTTCGCGGCCTTCTGCCCGGGCTCGTCCATGTCGAACGCGAACACGACCCTATCGAATCCCTCGAGCCAGTCAAGCGACTTGGCGATGGCCTTTGCGGCGGACTGCGCCCCGTTCGGGACGCTCACCACGGGCCACTTGTGCTCCTGCACTTGGCTCAGGCTCATGGCGTCGATCTCGCCCTCGGTAACGACGACCATCCGGCCCTGCCCGGAGAAGCGGTGCTGACCGAACAGGACCATCCTCGAGGAGTCCCCGAGGATGCGGAACTGCTTGTCGGCGGTGCGGATCTTCTGTGCAACAACCTCGCCCGATGAGTCCCGGTAGTGAGCAACCTGCACGGGTTGTCCTTGGTGCTCCCCGATGCCGTACTGCCAGAGCCGGCATGTTTCCTCCGTGAGACCCCGTCGCTCCAACGCCGCGTACTCGACCTCGACCATTCCGGTGATCCTCGCTACTTTCTGTTGCACGACCTCTTCACCGTCGCCGCGCTCACGGTGGTTGCACCCGAAGCACCACGCATGACCGTCCGAGTACCGGGCCAGGTTGTTCCTGCTCCCGCACGACGGGCACGGCTCATGCCGGATGAACCTCGAATCGCTCACGGCAGCACCACCGCGGTGCGCTCACCGACCCCCCACACCGCGTTGACCGTCGCACCCAGGTGCTTCATCAACGCCACGGCGTCCGAGCGGTCGACGGGCAACCACTTCTCCTCCACCCGCGACCCGGTCCCTGGCTTCCCTGCCCGGGTTCTCCGGATCGTCACCCCCGCGTCATAGGGGTGATCCGCTTCCTTCATGTAGAAGGACACCGTGATGAGCGTTCCCTGCCCATCGAACTTGATGGACATGGTTCAGCACTCCAGGGCGTAACAGGCACTCCCGGACTGCGTCGACTTCCCGGTCGCCCCGTACAGCCACAGGCCGGCGGTGCCATCGACATGACGGCTGATGAATCGACCGAGGGCGAGGGCATCCTCGCGGTTCAGCGTGACCATGAAGTCGTTGCCGAAGGTGATGACGAGGGTTCCGTCGGGTGCGGCGAAGGTCGGCTGGTCAGGGTTGCTCGAGACCAGCTTCGGGGTGTTGACGATCTTGTACGGCATGGAGTTCCTCGATGAACCTCATGGTGTCTTGGAGCCTGAGCATCAGCAGCCAGTCGCCCCGGTCCCGCCGCATGAGCACGGCTGGAACCTTGTCCTTGCAGTCTCGGATGGCCTGCTCGATGAAGTCGTAGACCGCAATCGACTTCCGCAGCTTCACCTCGAAGTGGATGTTGCCGGTGCCGCCGAGATCCGCGGAGAGGGAACCGGAGGACTGCGCCGCCCTATACGCGCCTCGAACGCCGAGGACGGTCCGTATGGCATCTCGGGCGTCGCGTTCCCCACGCTTCCCTCTCTCGCGGTTGTTCGGCATCAGAAGTCCTGCGCCTTCTTCTTGGCGGAAGCCGAGGGCTTGGGGGCCTCGACCTTGTCCTCTTCAAAATTGTCGAAGGTTTCTGCGACGAAGCCGGTCTCCTCCGCACCGAAGCCGAAGTCCTCGGCGCGGCCTCCGGCGGGTTCACGCAGCTCGATGATCTGGACGCCGCGCAGGCGGAGGCTGATTCCCGCGCCGGTGGCCGGCACGTTGTAGGGGGCGATCTCGAGCGCGAGGCGCGCCCGGGTGCCGCTGCCGATCCGGAGACCGTCCACCTGGAGCTTCTGTCCCTTGCTGTCGAACAGCGCGGGACGCTGCTGCCAGGACTTGCCGCTCTTCGTCTCAACGTTCGCGGCCAACTTGGCCTTGATGACCAGGTTGCCCTGCTCGTCCCGCTCGAACGGGACCGAGGAGTTCACCTTCACCTTGCGACCGCCGCTCTCCTTGGTGAACGTCTCAATCGCTGCCTTCCGGGCTTCCTCCAAGGTTCCCTCGATGTCGTCCGCGGACTCGCCTGCGGGGATCACGATGTTGGTCTTGAACAGCCCCTCGGGGTTGAAGCGGGTGTCCGCCTCAATGAGGGAGGGGTACTGGAGGGTGCCGACCGGGGTGGTCACGTTCTGGTTCGACCGCTTCACTCGTCGCCTTTCTGTTGGGGTTCCCTTATTGTAACGATCTAGAGACGGTACGCTAGTCGTTACATCGTTCACGAAAAGAAATACTTGGACTGACGGATCACGTTGATGTCGAGGTTGCCGTATGCCGGCGGCGGCGGGAGCGTCACCCCGGGCGGGAGCTGCGCCTCAATCTGCCGCACCCAATCGTTCAGCGGGTCACCGGAGAACGTCGAGATCCACGCCTCGCGCAGCTCCTTGGCAAGCACCGGCTGGAACGCCGCGTGGACGAGGTACGAGTCATGCACGAAGGCCATGTCGGGGACCTTCGCCGCGTACAGCCGACGGGCGGTCTCCCGAGCAGCCGCGGCGTCGAGGCTGTGGACGAGATTTGGCACCAAACCGCTAGTGTGCTTGCGGCGGTTGATCTTCGCGGTCTTGTTCCGGATCTGCCAGATGTGCGCCTGCCGCCCGAGCGTCGTGCGAACACGGCTCGGGTCGTAGGTGAAGTACGACTGCTGCACCGTGAACCCGTCCGGGGTCACCCACATGGGGTGGATCCCGTGGTTCGTGATGACCCTCCCTGCCTGACGCGCCCAGGCGAGGAACTCGCTGCCCTTCACCACGACCTCGCCAATGCTCGGCCAGACCTTGCGGATCAGGAACCCGCAGGCACGGGCGGGGTCGGCCCACGGACCGTTGCGGTGCAGCTCCGTGTAGGAGTCCTTGAGGTACATCATCGCGGACCGTGGCGTGATGCTGTACGGGAGGCACATGACAGGACGCTTGACGAGGCTCCGGGAAACCCCGAGCTCCTTCCATTCCGCCGCATAGGTCTCGCCGCGGAGAGCCGCCTCCTCGATCCGCTGCATCGTCCGGTCCGCGACCATCTGGTAGATGTCCGTGGGCCTGTTGCTCGGGATGAGGTTGACCGACGCCGCGCCGACCTCGTCCCGGAGGAGGAGCGAGAGGACCTGGATCCCGTTGCAGGACCCGTCCACGGCGACCATCAGGTGCGACGGCTTCTTGTTGCGGACGTTCGGGACGTCGAGGCACCAGGCGAGGTAGGAGAACGGCTCGTCCGCCTTGCCCCAAAGGTTCGCCGTCCCGACCGGATCCTTGGCGATTGCCTCGGCTTCGCCGGAACGGATCAGCGCGGCGGCGGCGTTCGCCCGTTCCTCGAGCGTCCCCTTCTTCCCGAGGACCGTCGCCCCGTGACGCAGCCACGCCATCATCCCCTCGCTGTTGTGGGGAATGACATGACCGAGCCCGAACTCGACAAGCCCACGCTGGAGGTCGTTTCCCTGGTGCGAGAGTCCCGTGGCCTGGCAGTAGAACCGCCCCCGGAAGTCGAGGGCCGCGGCGTGGAAGAACCGGAGGTCGTCCTCCTCGGCGAACCGCTGCGCGAGGCTGAGGGTCTGCAACACCGTGATCCGGCGTGAATTGATGCGCCGGTTGTATTCAGCGATCCTGGATGTGTCGAGGAAGTAGAGGCGTGACTCGCGGATCTCGTCCTCGGTCCGGATCTTGAAGTCCCGCTCGAGACACGCCGGCTTCGCGGGGAACGGCATCTCGTCGTGGACGTCGAGGTCCCCGATGGGGATTCGCCCCTCGAAGGCGGCGAGGGCGGCGGTGAGCACCCCCTTGTTCACCCGGAACGGGGTGTGCTGGATCACGTTGATGGCGTCGTAGACGAGAGGCATCGCCTCCTTGGTGTGGGACGCCTTGGCGACCTTGGTCGCCCCGCGGACGAGGGAATCACCGACCCCCGTCTCGTACCCCCCATCGTCCGGGGTGGTCCACTTGCGGGGAGGGACGACCATCGGCAGCTTGATGGGATGCAGGGCCTCGGACTTCCGCATCGCCTTGTGGACGTAGTCCCAGGCGTCACTCGTCAGTACGAGGGTGGCGACCGACTGACGGGCGGACTTCTTGTAGGTGATCCGCTCGAGGAGCCCGGTGGACTCAATGGCGGCGACCGCGAGGACGTAGCCGGCCTTGAGGGCCTCCTCGTCCGACCAAGAGAACTCCTCGACGAGCTCCGCCCGGTAATTGCCGATCATCCGCTTGACGCTCTTGAGGGCGTGTTTCTGG